CACGCCACAAGTCCATAAAGCTTGATTCTTTACAGACAGGGCATGGCTTAGTTGAATAGGTGACGTATGACATTACTGCTCACCATTTAACGCTTCGATAGTTGGACAAAGACTATACGCTACCCAATAGTCGTAGCCAGCGGCTACAGTTGCAACGGTTGAACATGCTTCACAAACTTGTAGTCCATGTGGCTCAATCATTTTGTGTAATTCACGAACCCGCTTAATGGCATCATCCATGCTTGCCGACTCGTGATGGTAGTAATGTAAATCGCTCACGATGAACCTCTCATAACAACTAATGCTGATGGAAATGGTGCAGATGTTTTCACTCCACCAAACTTTAACCGACCACGAAGGTACCTTACCTCATGGCTAATACAGTAATTGTGAAACCAATGTGTATCAGTCCTTGATGGAACCAAACATACCACAATAGCACCACGCTTAGATTCAGTATCTGCCTTCTTAACCCATTTATTAATGCTTCGGCCATAAGGCGGATTTAACCACACAGTACCCCCCCCCGCTTCCTTAAACCAATCCATTACCAGCGCATCACGGCGTTGTGGATCTTCATGGTCAGGACCAAACCATTGACTACATAATGCAGATTTTTGCATTGCCGCTGCATCCAGAGTAAAGTTAAACTCTTGATTCCATTCATCAAACTTATCTCGTGGGGTTGACCAGGTATCATCATTAGAAGTCATAGCTGCTGCACCGTGAACATAAAAATTACTAACAGTTGTCACGACACACCTCTCATAATGTTCGCACTAGCCATCATGTACTTCTGATCATACAGCGACATACGGCTAGCATCAGCATACAATGTCGTGTAGTTGTCACCTGACGGTGAATGTTTAGCAAACCTGTTCTTGACACAAGCAATACGAAACTCACCACTATCGTGGTCCATTGCCACGGTAAGAATCATTTCAGGCAACTGGCTAATCTTACCTTGGATTGACTTACGACTTGGTGGTAGCTCAGGTCTACCCTCAGACTCACTCGTATGGTGAAGTAAGAACACTGCAGCATCGGTCTGACGGCTCATGTGGTGCATTGCTTTGGCAATGTCCCGCATACCAGTCCACTCGTTGTCGTGCAAAGCAGCAATGTTCATAAGGTTATCCACAATAATCAGGTGTGGGTATTCCCCGTATGCTTCCCCGTATGCTTCCACGGCCAAACTAATGTCATCCAATGTCGGACTTGGTTCAAACGAAAACTGTACATTTGACACACTACCAAGTTCATCCAAGTAAAACTCGTACCCGTCACCACTAGCGAACGCATCCTCAACCGTACCAATGGTGCTACCTGTGATACATGCCGAGGCACGAATCGCAGTAGTGTACGCATCAGTGTCTGCTGAAATGTACAAGGTTGGCACCCCTGCCTTGATCCCGTAGAACAAGGCCAGGAGTGACTTCCCACTGTTGGGTTGACCAGCAATCATTGTTACCTGCCCACGGCGGAAACGAATCCCATCGGCTGCAAGCTTGGTGAAAAGGTCAGGGAGTAACTGTACGCTCTTGCGTGTTTTCGTTGTTGCTTGTGCCAGAGTTAGCATGTTCCCTCACCTTCCGTTGATGTAACACTATCTGCTGTACCCGACTAGGCGTAACCCCAAGAATGTCAGAAATCTGGTCGTAGGTAAAACCTACTTCATCCTTGAGGTTAAGCACTATGTCGAACGATGCAGGGTGTACTTTGGTTCCTTTGCGTACACCCATGTTGCCTATCCCTTGTTAAAGATAGGTGAACACTTGTCGGTTGCTTCCTTCGGCTGTGGGCAGAAGTAGCCTTTCCAAGTCTTACCCTTTTGGGTACCGTCAATGAATACCATTGGACCGTGAACACAGTGTGGTGCTGATCCTGCGGGACTTGGTGCTGGCGCAGCAATAGGTGTTACTGATACAACTTGTGCTGCAGGGAACGCTTGTGTTACTGCAGCAGGTATCTGTGCTACTGGTGCTGGTGCGGACGCATTGCCAAAGATTACTTGCTCAATGCTGACAAGCTCGCCAACAATCTGTGCGAATGACTGCAGGTTGGTGTAAAACTCTTGTGGGGTTTTACCGTAGATGTTGAATAGGGATCCTGCAGAAGTCTTAAAGTTTGCTTGCAGGGCATTGGTTTCGTTGTTACTCATTTACTTGCCTTTCTTGTTTGCTATTGCGTATAAAGGATCGAACATGTCTGCCATCTGACCACCGTTAGTGTAGCAGTAATCGCCCACACTACAGGTACCACAGTCCCTACTCACGTTAGGTAGGAAAATCTCGTTGGAAATAGCCGTTTCAAACTGACGAAAAAGATATTCAAACAGTGGGATAGTCCACCGGTCAAGCATCTGTGTCACCATCTGGCCTTTGCGGGCATCGTAGTATGCACCGTAAGCTGGCCGAATACCAAACGCTTTCTCCAGCGAGCAAGCATACAAGCCTAGCTGCATGGATGACGGCATTGACTTACTAGTCTTGTAGTCCACTACGATTAGTTCACCATCAGAGTTGACGGCAACCATGTCAATAAAAGCCTTGACAAAAGTATCACCATAGTTTTGGTTTACTTCAAGTTCTAAAGCAATGTTGCCACCTGGTGCATGCCACACGTTCCAACCAAGACCAGCCCACACTTCATTAAACTTATTAAACATTTCTAGACCGTTAACAATCCACCAGTCACCATTTTCCTTGGATGGCCATTCTTTGCTGATACGACCACCAGCTCGCCAGTTAACAGGGTTAGTGCCACTTTTAGTTTGTTCATCACCAATGGCTTTGTTAAATGATTCTTGCCAGATCAGATCAAGATTCCTCACTGTACAACTCCTTCAAGTAAACTTCTACTGCAGTGTGGAACGCTGTTCCACCAACAAACCACCATGCAGGTTCGCCTGGTACTTTAAGTTCCCGTTCAAGTTGCCACGCTTTACCGCACTTGACCCAGGAGCTGAATGACGAGAAGGACCTGTGTCCAACTGTTGTTGTTTTTAATAAACTCATAGACACAATGTACACACAGTGAACCTTGAAAGCAAGTTACCTAAGACACGCCGTTAATTTGCTTTTGGTATTTGACATGTGTGTATAATACGAGCGAAGCGAGTGAACAAGAACCGAACCGTTGGTGGAAGGCTAGAGCCTTCCCCGCCCGAACCGTTGGCTTAACCCCAATGTTATGCCTTCTTCTAGGAGTATCTATGATCTGCGTCAACTGTTGCAACGCTGGCGATGCTAATTCCCGTGCAAGAAACCTTGATCCTGTCAAGGATAAGAAACTTCAACGTGATGAGCTGAATCGCTCCAAGGCTTTCCATGCCAAATGTAAAGACGCATCCTGTATGTGTCAGCACCGTACAGACCTTCAAGGTAATCTGCGTTAAAACGCAAAAAAGACCCCCGTTCTAGCGGTTGGTGTTATCCAACTACCAGAACGGGGGTTTCTCGTCTGTATGAGGCCTTTACGGGCTTCCTAGGGGTACTACAAGGCTAGCTTAAACTCACGGGTTCCAAGTGAAAGGTTAGTTTTACCGTCATGGTAAACCATAACCCCGACAGGGGTACCCTTCTTGGCCTGAAAGAACCAGGTATGTGAGTCAATATTATCCACAGTTAAGTCCATAACATGTTGACCAGTGAAGTCATTGACCTTCAACGGATCCCGTGAAAACCGTACAAGTAGGCGCTTTGATCCACCATCAGATGCTACGTTAAGGTACACACCCCAATGGCCAAGACCATCCTTGTCAGGCGTGATGAGCGACAGCTTGTTAAACTTAACCAAAGTCCACTTCTTAGGTGGGATACTTTGGGCAGTAGTGTCATCTTTCCACGAAACATACATCAGGCATCAATCCACTTCTGCGGATCAACAGACTTCAAAGCGTTCCAATGGCCTTTATTGTTCTGCACTTCAACATGCAAGTGTGGACCAGTGACATGACCGGTTGCTCCCGAAAGACCAATGAGCTGCCCACGTTTAACCTTTTGACCTGGCTTCACGTGAACAGCAGATAGGTGCATGTAGCCAGCCCACAAACCAGGAGTACCGTCAGGGAACCTGAGATGATCAATGACCACGTGGTGTCCGAACGCACCACCCCAGTTAAAGGCAGTGACAACGCCATCATTCATAGCATGAACAGGTGTACCTACGGGACAACCGAAGTCCACACCTTTGTGCATACCTGACGGGTACAGTTTGGACTTAACTCCATACCCT